GGAACCGACAAGAAACCATCCACAAAGATTACAGGCTCAACAATAGCATTGTCATCCTGCTCGTCTTCAAAGGGGCTTTTTTGGTTTATCGCGTATCGTAATGGCCTGTTATACTTGCCATCAAAGTACAGTAAGGGGAATCTTCTTGTGTTTCTTGACGGAATTGTCAAGCTAAGAGGTGAAGCGTCTCTTTTTAGTTTGTAGACCTTGTCTACAGGGGTAGTCTTTTTTTGCATTAGATTAGAATTAGAGTTAAAAAAAAGAGAGGAGGGAAGACCCCTCCCCTCTCATTGGGTAATCAAGTTAGCTTACGCATTGAAGATAACGAAGTTGTTAGCTCCAAGGGTACACACACAACGCTCAGACAAGAAGTTAACTTTCATCTCATCAATTGAGCTTGTAGCAGCACCGCCAGCAGAACCAGTGATCCAAGTCTTGTATCGTCTGTCTTCTGTCTCAGAAGCTCTGTAACGAACGTGAAGGAATGGACGCTTAGCGTTCTTTCCAAGAACTTGGTCATATACTGATGTAGAACCAGCAGGAACAAGAAGACCGTTAACACCACCTGAAGAAAGGTCTCCACGCATTGTTGGGTCGTTCAAGTACTTCCAATCAGACTTGTAGAAGTCATATCCTCTACGGAATCCAGTGAACCCAAGGTTCAATGCCATCTCCTCGTCATTGTCAAACAATCCGTAAGATGTACCACCAGCTCCGTAAGAGTTCTGAGCAGCAAGCATATCGTCAATGTCGAAAGAGAAATCTCTGTTCACGAACAATACGTTCTCCTCGATAGCTCCTTGACGGTCAAGACGCTGAATTACAGAATCAAAGTCTGCAAGGGTAGTAGGGTTACCACCAGTCCAAACATTACCTCTGTTCTCAACAGCAAAGAACACGCCCTCAGAACCTGCATTTACAGTTCCAACAGCAGCAGTCGCTGAACTTAAAGCAGCCTCAGCACCTGAGTTAGGAGCGGCAGGAACAGCCTCAATCATTGCAGTCTCAAGGTAGTCATCAAAACGAAGACGAGTCTCATGCTCCGACTTCAAGTACCATAGGTATCCAGTAGCACCGTTCTCGGTAGTTACTTCAACCCACCCGATTTGAGCCATGTCAGAACCACTTATAGCGTAAGTGTCCTTAAGGATGATTGGCTTGTTGTCAAAGAAAGAATCTTGAGACTCTAAGCTTTCAACCATTCCGTCAGTTCCTTTTGCAAATTCAGAACCATAAATAAACATTGTAACGGTACTGTTTATTGCAAAAGCCTGACCCGTCCCTTCGTAATAAGCAACAGTAACAACCCCAGTTGTATAGTTTACGCCAGTTACAACAGCTTTGTTAGAGCCAGTTCCTGCGTTATCTGAAATCATAACCGTCTGCCCAATCCGAATTGAAATCTGAGATGCGGCAGGAATCAAAGTGTCGTTAACTGTAAAATCAGCAGTACTTGCTGCCGCTGCGCTATCCGCATTTACGTTAATATACTTTGTGTGAAGTCGTCCCTGCTCAGCCCACTTAATCATGTCAGAGTTAGACGGCATCTCAGCTCCAACCATTCGCAAGAATGAAGAGACTGTTCTGTTTCCGTATCGCTCGAACTCCTTTTCGTAGGTGTCAGGAAGGTACTGATTCAAGAAGTTGAAGTCAGTAATGTAATTTGTGGACAAGGCCACGCGCTCTGAACTCGGTTGCAGAGCAAATGTTGGTGATCCAGCTAATGCCATATCGTTTTTCTTTTAAAGGTTAAATTCTTTTTGCACTCTTAATCTTCAAACCTCGACCTGAGTCTTGGTTCAAAGACCTTACTTGGAATCCTCCCTTGTTTGTGGTCTCAGGTGTGCGCCTCATGTCCATGTCAATGTTTTTGGACTTGCGACTCACATCATCAACCGCATCAGCTTTGCCTTGCTCGTAAAAGAACTTAGCAAACTTATCGGGATTCATCGCTACAGATAAAGCTTTATGGTAGCCGTCAGCATCTTTAATGAAATTATTGTCGTCAGTGTACTTACTCACAAAGTTGAAAATAGTCTCCTGAGACTTCTTCAGCTCAGATGCGTCAGCAGGCTTAAACGTCATAGACCTATCGTTGACATTGAACTCAAAACCTTTGAACTCGTCATTGAAAACTCTGTCTGTCTCCTTCAAGAACAAATCAATTCTTTTTTGATTCAGCTCCTGAAGACCTTTTGCCTCTTCTGCTTGTTGTCTAAAGCTCGTCAACTCCTCGGTGGACTCTGAAGACGCTGGCCCCACACTTGACTCAAGGGGGGCTTTGTATTGCTCTTGCTGTTCCGTGAAGAATTTCTTCGCTTGGACAAGCTCTCGCTTCTTGGCTAACTTCTGCTTCTTGATAAGAGACTCGTCATCAAGGTCTTCGTCATATCCGAACTTAGAGTCGATAAGGTCATTTAAGTCCTCGTCATCTAACCCCTCCTCAGTCTGACGGTAGTAGTCCATAATCAGCTCATCATCCGCTACGTCATCGTAGTTTTTGTTGAGCTTGATATAGTCATCCATACCTCGACCAGTCTCTTTTCTATAGCGGAAGTAAGCGGCCACATCATCAGGTAATTCTTCAGATGCTTCCCGCTCAGCGACAAGCTCATCAATAGAGCCTATCTCTTTGCCATAGCGATTGCCAATATATGTAAGAACGTCCTCCTCTGATAACTCAGGAGAGGTGTTGTTTTCTTCAGGCGTTTGCTCCGCAACATTCTCCTCAACTTTAGCCTCCTCAACCTGAGGCTGCTCATCGTTGAACTGTTGCTCGTGCTTCTCAAGTAGCTCTTGCTCAATCTCTTGAGCAGATTTCTCCTCAACCGCCTGTACTTCTTTTACTTCTTTGAATTGCATAGATTAGATTTTTTACAAAGTTATGGAAAAATAGAGTACGCCTATCGGGGGTTAAACTCCGCAAAGTCAAACCCATCCAAGCTATCCTCGTTAGACTCAAACGTAATCGGAGGTAAATCGTTCTTCCTCTGATTTATCAATTGAGACTGCTGAGTGTTCTGCTGGCTTATTCTTTCAGCCTTAGCATCCTCTCTGCTCTTTTCCCTTGATGCCAACTGCTCTTCGGTTATTCCTTTAAGCCCCATATTGTATTGGAACTCTCTCTCCATCAAGGCCATCTTTAACTGAGCCTCTTGCTGCATCTTCTGAGTAGAATAAAGCGACTTGGCCTCCTCAAGCTTTATCTTGAGGTTTATCTCCTGCTCTGCCTTCATCATGGCCTGCTCACCCGCAACCTGCTGAGACTGTATCTGTCCCTGCTGCTGCATTTGCTGCATCTCCATTGCTCTCTTTTGGTCATCCTCAGCCTTACGCTTACGCTTAACCTTTAGCAACTGATTGGCAAGCTTGATGTTCTTTACCTCACGGATGTCAATCGCATCCTCAAGGTTAATATCCCCTTTGGACAATGCCATCTGAATATTCTGTTCAAGCTGCGCCTTTTCTTCCTCGTCAGGAGCAACATCTATGAATATACCAAAGTCATATAGGTATAGGTCGTTCATGCTTTCTAGCGTAGACACATTGTACTTACCTATCTGATTTGCAAACTCTTGTCTGAACTCTGAGTATTCAAGGACATCAGCAATTCTAATAGACAGCCCCTCAGCTAAGTTCTTCAGCATATAAAGACTCGCGTCAAGTATGTGTCGAGTCGCTGTGTTTGAGTTCAAAGCAGCAAGCTTCTGTACGCCCACCAAAGCATTCGGGTCAGGAGTGCTACCATCTCTTGCCTCGTTCAGGCCAGTTACAGCCCTGAGCATATCAAGGTAATGGTTATAGTTAGCAAGAAGCAACTGCATTTTACCACCCCCTGTGTTGCCCACAAGTGGCTGCACGGGAACCCTTGCGTTGTTGAACTCACCGTCCTGAGTGTAGCTCCTTCCAATTACACTACCTGTTTGGAAGTATAGCCTCAAAGCATCCTCAGGGTTGTAGGCGTTACCCGTACCAAGGTCAACCTCGTTTAATCCATCGGCATCAATGAACACACCGTCAGGAACCATACGGGATATGACCTGCTGTATCTTGAGGTGAGTAACCTGAATCAGGTCAGCAAAAGGAATCATCCTTCTAACCAAAGACTCTATTACCCCCTTGTACATTCGTGGCGCACAGGCCACATAGTTTGGAAGCGCATACTGACTG